AAAACGCCGTTGAAACGCTTGATTTCACTTCCTCACTCTGGCTAGATCGCTTTTCATCAGGAATTGCTGACGCAATTGTAAATATGCGAAGCCTCGGCGATGCGTTGCGGGATATCGGAAAAATGATAGCCTCGGCGGTGATCCAGAAAACTATCGGCGGTTGGCTTGGCGGTTTATTTGGAATGCATGATGGCGGCGTGGTCGCGGGCGGGAATATCGTGCCCTTCGCAAACGGCGGCATAGTCAACAAGCCAACCTTATTCCCCTTCGCCAACGGCATTGGGCTCATGGGCGAAGCAGGCGCAGAGGCGATAATGCCGCTCAAACGCACATCTAGCGGAGATCTCGGCGTACAGGCAGAGGGCGGCAGTGGAAATGTGACCGTAAACATGACCGTCAACGCCATGGATAGTAAGAGTGTGGTTGACATGCTGACAAAGAATAAGGGAACTATTGAGTCGCTTGTTGTATCTACCTTCCGCAGAAACGGCGCACTCCGCGGCGCGATAAGGCAGGGTGTTTAACCGTGGCAAGGGGAAAATCTCAATACCTGACCAACGCGGGGAAGACCGAGGCTACTCCGGTATGGCTCATACAGATACTCGGAGTGGAAGAGCGGGCAAACCCGGCTATAACGCACAATTACTACTTCACAGATGCGGGCGAGGCGGTCAGCTTCTTCAACGAACTTGACGAACCCGAGGCTTATCTGCCTATCGGAATGGAAGTATCCCCGGTAGACATAGATACGTCTCAAAAGATGGTCAGCTTTTCGCTCCGCTTTGACAACGTATCCCGTCAGATGGCACTCCTTGCTGGTACGGTGCGCCTCAGTTCCGGCAGATGCGTTCTCATGCGGGCATTTATGGAGGACTTATCTGACCCTGCGTTCGCGCAGACGGTGTTCAGAGGTTCGATAAGGTCATGGACAATCGGCGAACAGGCACTAGAGCTTGAGATAGGCTCAGACATTCCGCTTATCAACAAGGCTCCACGGAGGTTATTCTCCGTCCGCTGTCAGTGGAAGTTTAAAGACACGAACTGTGCCTACAGCGGGGCGACCGAAACGTGTGACAAAAGCCTTGCGGCATGTAAGGCACTCTCCAATCAGGCACGCTTCGGCGGCTTCCCGCACATACCGCAGAGCAGAGATCCGAGGGTCGCATGGACAAAGAACTAACGAGACTTATTGGTATCCCGTGGAAGGTCCACGGCAGGGATTATAACGGTGTTGATTGCGGGGGGCTGGTGATACTGGCCTCCCGCGTTTTGTATGGTCTGACGGTTCCTGACATGTGGGAGTACAGCGAAGAAAACAACTTACAGGTGGCACGTGAGGCAGTAAATGACCTCTCCTTATTCTCTGACCCGATTGAGGCGGCGGAGAATGGGGCGATAGCGGTAATTAAGCTCAAAAACATAACACACTACGGACTCGTGGTAGGGGACAGGCTCTTGACGGTGTTTGAAAGCACATCATCGCACCTTCGGAGGCTCCCGCCACGAGCTGATTTTTACAGGATAAGAGGTGAAAGAAAATGGGAGTAGGCGCACTCGTAGGCGCATTGTTAGGGTTGGGCGCAAGTGCGGCGGGAATAACGGCATTCGGATATACGCTCGGCACGATGTGGATATTGGGCGCCTCTCTTGGGTCCCTCTTTGATGCTGCAAGTTTTCAAATCGACACTGCAACTCCCAACTACACCCTTGACCCTGTAAGCAACACCCTTTCGGGCTCCGTGCCCGTTCCCGTTGCATACGGCAGAAATAGGATAGCTGGCAACTTTTTTTATCAACAGTTTCATAACAGCGACAAAAAAATCATGTATATACACTGCGCCTTGTCAGAGGGACCTATTGTTGAGGGCGGAATAGCCTTTGACGATATTAAGATCAATGACAGTTCGACCGCCACGCTGACGACTGTAAACAAGGAGTTATTTTTAGGCACAACAGGACAGAGTGCAGGCACATACGACCCAGAGGGACTCGCTTATCCGAACACGGCGTATATAAGTCTCAGAATAGAGGCAAGCGCAAAGGTCCAGGGTACACCTGTAATTACAACGGTATTTCATGGGCGTGATATAGATTATCCCGGCAAGGGCGAAGCGGCAGAACTTATTAATGCTGAACACGCGACAACATCAGGCTATATCACAATCTCCAATACTGATTTGGGGTACAAACTGACAAGCTCAACTCTTGATGCGATAGGGACAGCGAAGTATAGATTGCAAACGGGCGAAACTGAGCAGAATAGGCCGATTTATGATTATAAAAGTGTTGACCTGCCCTCTATATCATGGCTGTCCAACACGTATATCTCAGACAAAGATAATATTATTTGTGTCCCGTTTGGCTTCGTGCAGAAAAAGGTATTTTTTGGCAGCTGGCGGCAATATACATACCGCATACGAGTATATCCGGACAGCACCGACAGCGCGGTATATCGGGATTTTGAGATAAACGTCCCGGCGGACATCGGGGACCATTTAACGATTAGAGGCACGGATGGCTTTAAAATGCACTGGGAATTACGCAGATACAAACAGTCGGATGGACCGGAGGAATTAGCCGGTTACCGCTATTACTCAGGAGTGCTGTACTTGTTTGTGCCCAAGGCGTTTGTTGTCACAAATGGGAAGGCAAAAATAGAGATAACAAGGATATATATTTCAGGAGCCTATAGTCCTGCCTATATATACCCGTCAATCCCGGCGGGGTACACACGGGTAACAGCGGACAACGTTGCCATGGCAGGGCTTCTGAACTACAGCGACATTCTCACAGATACACCTTGGGCGGCATGGACAATGGACACAGGATTAAATAACCCCGCATGGTGTTTGTTCGATTTTCTGACGAACACAAGATACGGTGCAGGGATACCGGAGAGCCTTATTGATATGGACTCATTCCAGTCTGTTGCTGACCAGTGCACATCAGAGGGAATAACTTATAACTTTGTTATCGACCGTCAACAGCCGATACTCGACCATATCGGCGAGATGCTGACAACCTTTAAAGGTTGGATGACGGTGCGCGACAAGATACGTATTGGCATGGACGCGCCCGCCCTTGCCCCGTCTGCGCTGATAACGGCAGATGATATTCTGGTAGGCTCATTCTCATGGTGGGAAACCCCTTCAGACCAAGTCGCTAATTGGATCACCGTTGAGTACATTGATGGTGATGGTGAAGGGGATGGGGGAACGTGGGAGCGCGTATCGGTAGACGCTATCGACTATGACGATGCAGACAAACGCGGGATAGTCCAGGCTTCCTACTCCCTCCTTGCCATCAACAACAAGGCGCAGGCTGAGGCGATGGCTAATTATCTGCTCAACAAAAGCCGTTACGGGCAGGTCTTCTGCCAGTTCACGACCATGCTTAATAGGTCTGCTATTGAGGTCGGAGATGTCATAGCGATAACTTACGACCTGCCTAACTGGACTGAGCAGTGGGTCAGGGTGGTATCCGTCAAAGATGCGGAAGACGGCACGATCGGGATTGTCTGTAATGTCTACGACAGCAGGGTTTACGAGTAAGGGGGTCGGCAGATGAGAACATTTACATGGGTACCTCAGTACACCTTCGAGACAAGTCAGGGACACAGGGTGCTGATAAGCGAGATGGAATCGGGCAAGGAATACCGATACTACAAGGGCCGAAAACCGCGAGAGTGGACACTGGGCTTCGCAGGAAACGCACAAACGATAAAAGAGATAGAGGATTTCTTCAATGCCATGAAGGGGCCCTTTTCTTCTTTCAGATGGACACCACCGAACGAGTACAGGTCGGTGGTCGTGCGCTTCAAGGAGCAGACACTTGACGGTACAGGCATAGGGCTTAATTACAAGAGTTTGAATCTGACATTGAGGGAGGTTTTATAGATGGCGCAATACTATGAAATGCACATTGATGCGGGTGCGGACTATATTATGACAGTATATCAGGAGGACACGGCGGGGACAGCTATCCCGCTCACAGGCTACTCCGCACGGATGATGCTGAAATCTGCCTATTCTGATGAGACCGCCCTTGTCTCCCTGACAAGCGAAGTCGGCGGAGGTCTGACGATCAACGAAGCGGCAGGAGAAATTGAAGTTTTCATTGAAGACACAGACACCGCCACACTCTGTACAGACACAATCACAGAGGGCGTTTACGACCTTGAAATAGAATCTCCGGCAGGGGTTGTCACGAGGCTTATTGGTGGTCCGTGGTTCGCTTATCCCGAGGCAACGAAGGAGGGTGCGTAATGGCTGATACTGTAGTTGTTAAGCGGACTGAAAATAGGCTTATAGTCACAAAACAAGACCCAAAAGCCGTTATTGCCGCTCCATATGTCAAAAATATAAATCAATACGCGTATAGCCTGACGGTTCTTGGCTATTATGAAAACTTATCCGCGCTTGTCGCTGGGGTATCCACTCCAGATGTGGGGGACGTATACGGGGTAGGGACATCAGCTCCGTATACGATTTATATTTGGGATGGCACATCTTGGGTAGATAACGGAACTATCAAGGGTGACAAAGGGGACCCGACTGAATGGCTCAGGGGAACTGTTGATCCAAACACAGAGGGTGTCGATGGAGATTTATACCTTAATTATACGACATGGCACGTATGGGAAAAAATAAGCGGCACATGGACAGACAGGGGAAGTATTAAGGGTGTAGACGGAAGTGGAAGCGGTGACGTAACAGGCCCTTCTTCGTCTGTAGACAGCAACTTTGCGGCGTTTGACGGTGTTACTGGAAAACTGATAAAAGATTCAGGGGTCAAACCTTCTGACTTTTCGGTTCCCGAAGCAACAGAAACAGTAAAAGGCGTAGTTGAACTCGCCACGCCTGCAGAGGTTTTAGCGGGGGAGGATGCAGAAAGGGCGGTTACACCAGCGGGATTTAAGGCGGCTTTAGTTTCACCCGCTATGACCGGCTCAGCAACACTAAACGGAACGACTAACAACACAGTCCAATTAACTGGAATTGTCACAACTCTAGCACTGGAGGTGGGCGATGTTATCCGTATTCAGTATAGTGGCTACGACAAATTACACACAGTTGAATCTATAACTAACAATGATTTGATAATTGTAAACTATGAGCATGCTGGGAACCGAGCCAATGGCAGTTTAAAACTCGCAGACAAAACTACCACAGTCACAATCACACGGATTGCCAAATGGTTTAATGCGCCGATTGGGTTGGGGCAGGCGTGGGTGGATGTGACGGCGACTAGAGTAAGGAGTACAACGTATACCAATGACACCAGCAGGGCTATTACAGTCATAATTAATTCTGCAACAAACAGAGGTGTTCAAGCAGAGGTCGATGGATTTAGTGTCTATGCGAACTATACACCGGATAGTACCCCCACTAGGGGGTCGGCAACTTTCATAGTTCCGCCAAGCTCGACGTACCTATTGGGATTGCCAATCACTGGATGGATATGGGGAGAGCTACGATAATGAAATACTACAAAGACACCGCTGGCAACGTATATGCCTACAGCGCGATTCAGACACCTAAAGAAGGCTTGGTGCCGATGACTGAAACTGAAGTCGAGGCGCACCTGAATCCGAAAATTCCATTTGCAACAGCAAAAGAAAACAAATACGCAGAAATTGCAGCGGCACGTTACAACGCCGAGATAGCAGGGGTTGTCGTCAACGGCATATCAATCAAAACAGATAGGGAGAGTCAAGGACTCATCACAGGCGCGGCACTCAAGGCGTTGCAGGACAACACTTATACCTGCAAATGGAAAGGTATAAACGGATTTGTTGAACTCACCGCACCTCAGATAATCGCTATCGCTGATGCAGTCAGGGCGCACGTTCAGTCATGCTTTGACCACGAGGCTGAGTTGTTGCCATTGATTGAGAGTGCAGAAACTGAGGCTGAGTTAGAGGCGATTAGTTGGTAGAGCTTAAGAAGAGCTAGAACAAATTAAGTGGTAAAAGAACAAGCTAAATTAAACACTCAAGAGGTTGCTTCGGCAGCCTCTTTTTTTTATGGAGGGGAGACCGGAACTATGGTAGAAAGCTGGAAGCCGCCCGAGCGGGTGGCACGGTGGCGAAATATCGTAGATAAATGGGCTTGCGAGCTTGGAGTCTCGCAGGCCCTTATTTTTGCGGTAATACAGATGGAAAGCGGCGGGAATGAAAAGGCAT